GAGGGCCCTTCGGGGCCCTTTTCTTTTGCCCGCTGCTCGAGGCCCTTCGGGGCCTTTTCTTTTGCCCGCTGCTCGAGGTCCAGGGAAACACTGCCCGCCCTGGATAATAAATAAAGAGACGAACAAGGCCGCAAGGCGCAAGGCCGCAAGGTAAAATAAAACTTGAACGCGGTCCACATTCTGGTAACATACAACTCTATCTTAATTAAAAAGGAACTAACAAAATGAAAAGCGGAATCATCTACAATGGGCCAAGCCTCTTGGATGGAAAGCCAATAGTCGCAATTGCTACATGGTCCAATCGTAACAAGAAAACCGGCGCGGTTTTGCAAACGTATATCTTGCGCTCGGATGTAAACCCTCTGGAAGCAAGCAAAACGGGGGAAGATTTTAGTATCTGTGGCGACTGTACCATGCGTGGGGAAGTAACAACGGACCCCGAGCGCAAGCAAGCCAAGGGTCGGCGCTGTTATGTTAACTTAGGGCAAGGCGTTTTGATTGTTTTCAAGTCGTTTATGCGTGGCGTTTATCCCATGGCCAACACTCAAACCGGCCGCAACACCTTGGGCCGCGCTCGTTTCGTGCGGGTTGGAACCTACGGTGACCCTGCTGCGGTTCCGGCTTTCGTTTGGGAACAACTGCTAGCAGAGGCCGACACATTCACCGCGTACTCGCATCAATCCGGTTGGCGTCCTGATATTGCCATGCAGTCCGCGGACAGCAAGGCCGAGGCCATCGCACATTGGAAAGCAGGGCGGCGAACATTCCGCGTGATTGCAGACCTTGGCGAGTTGGATAAGACTAAAGAGGCGCTATGCCCTGCAAGCAAGGAAGCTGGACGGCGCGTCCAGTGTACAGCCTGCAAATTGTGCAAGGGATCGAGCCTAGCAAAATCCATTGCGATAGTAGAACACTAACCTCAACGGGGCGGCATCGGTCGCCCCTTCAATCAACCACGGAGACACAAAATGACTTGGAATGTAATGTACGATCTAGCATTTAGCTTGGAGAACTGCCCCAACGAAAACGGAGACGGCGTCCATCCTCAAGAAATACGCACCGCAATACTTAAACGCTTGGCTGGGTTAACAGATGCAGAGCTATGCGAAGCGATAGGCTTTTGCGATAGCTACGAAGAACACTAAAGGAAGGGGCTTCGGCCCCTTTTTCTTTTGGCCGAGGATCCAGGATCCTGACATAAAAAACACAGAGCAGCAGGGCGCAGAGCTAAGGCGCAGGGCGCAAGGCGCAGGACAACCGATCCACCAAAACAGGGCGCAAGGCACCGAAAAAAGCAGGAATAGAGGCGCAAGACAAGGCGCAGGGCGCAAGGCACCCCAAATCTAGGACCGCGGCCCCCGAATTACCCTCAAATAAAAGTAGTTCGCGCGTCAAGGACCTCTTTACCAAGAAGAAACTTGACCCTCCACGCGCCCAATATGCGGCATGCCACGCGATTTGGTGCGGACTGACTTTTATTGCGTTTGATTTACTAACCTTTAATTCAAGCCAGAAGGGCAAGCCATCCCAGACAGCGTGAACATCAGGAACCCCGCCGCCGTGCTTGTTTTCAATCCTTGTCGCGTGGCAATTCTTCGGCAAGTTCGACCGAATTGAGTTCCAAAAGTTCGCCTCGGGTCCCTTGCTCATCGGTCACGTCCTTGTAATCGCCTTCGATCTGAAAGGCCTGTGGATATTTCTTTTGGAGATCAGCCAGACGACCAACAATCTCATCACGAGACAGCGCGTCAATCGTGTTGACTTGCTCCCGCCTATCGACAGTTAAGCCACCTAATGCGGCACGTATTTTCTCCGCGTTGATAGCCGCAGAAAACTGGCCTGCGTCCTCCGCTCCGCTACTTAGTTGATGCAGACGTTGAAGCTGGCCTATCGTGGTGACGCCATATCGGCGCTCTCGTTCTGTTCTCAAGTCTTGGATGTACTCAAGGACGTGCGGGTAGTCCCTGCCATTCAAAAGCTTGGAGGCCTGATTGGCGGCAACATCGTGAGAAAACCCAGCCTTGCGAGCGCACTCCGCATTAGAGTAGATGCCTTCGACTATGTGTCTGGCAAAAGTCATTTGGCGATTTGTCAGTGTCCGCCCGTGTTCTTCTTCAATCTTCTTCTTAGCCGATGTCATTGCGTCCCTCGTTGTTCGTTGGCTACAAGTTATATCAAAGGGCTTGACGTTGCAACATCGAGAAAACAAAGCGCAACTTGCCTATATAGACACTTATTCCACAGGAAAGTGACTCAAATGACTCAAAAAGACTCAGATATGGGCTGGTACAGCTATGTAAATAAGGGGTTGAGTCAATGCGTCAATTGAGTCAGCATATTTGAATTACTTTTTCAAAAAAAAACAAAACCTGTGAGAATACTGTCTATAGTGACGCGCTGACGCAAACTTTCACTTGACCCATGGTCCACGGCCCTATAACTTACAAACAATACTCAATTAATAGAAACCAAGGAGCAAGAACCATGAAACTAGAACTAAAGAACATCAAGCACACTGCGTGGGCCAGCGAAGAGACTCACTGCTACCAAGCCTCATTATATGTAGACGGCAAGCCTGTTGCTGTTGTAGGAAACGATGGCCAAGGCGGCTGTGACTATGAGTATGACCACCCGAAGTGCAAAGCTGACTACCGCGCTACGATGAAGGCGGTCCACGATTACTTCAAGTCGTTACCTAAGACTGACGCTTCTGATATTTTCCCCGAAGGTATGGGGCAGTGCCTAGAATTTTGGTGCGCGGATCAAGTCAATAACTTTCTGGTTTCGCGTGAGTTGAAGAAGAAGTTGAAGTCTCATGTGCTGTTTCAGTTTAAGTACAAGGACGGCATTTACCAGAGCAAGTACCACCCGACTGTGACTGATGGCGATTGGGTCATTAACAAGCAAGCGGGTGAGACGCGCCGCATTTTAAACGACATGCCTTTTGCTGATGCGTTGGTGATTTGGAAGGGGACAGCGCAATGAGCGAAAGATATCTCACAAAGACCTACAAGGTCGGCAAAAACCGTGGTCACAACCGTGTGTGGATAGAGGGCTCTGTCTTGCTGTCTTTTGGTTGGGACCGTGGGCTTCGGTTCACCCGTGCTATCAAGGGCACCATGATGTTTTTGTATGCTGATCCAACCGAGGCATTGTTCAATGGCAAGCACACTGTTGCGGGGACCGAGGCTCGTCCAATCATAGATTTGAATGGCAAGTACCTTGATGAATTGTTTCATGGCTTCACCCACTACGAGGCTACGTTCAAATCATATGTGCCGTTTATTATAATCGAAGGGGTAAACCTGTGAGCGCGTATTACAACGAGATCGATCCGTATGCCGCGGAGTGGTTGCGTAATTTAATCAAAGCTGGACACATCGCGGACGGTGTTGTCGATGATAGGAGCATCAGTGATGTCAGACCAGAAGAACTTTTTGAATTTACTCAGTGCCACTTCTTCGCAGGGATTGGCATCTGGAGCCTTGCCCTCCGCGGCGCAGGGTGGGCGGACGACCAGCCCGTTTGGACAGGATCATGTCCGTGCCAGCCTTTCAGCGGCGCAGGCAAACGGGCAGGGACTTCTGACGAGCGGCATCTGTGGCCCCATTGGAACCACCTCATCCAAGAGTGCCGCCCTGCAACAATCTTTGGAGAGCAGGTTGCAAGCAAAGACGGACTCGGCTGGCTCGACCTTGTACAAACTGACATGGAAGCAAAGGACTACGCCTTTGGGGCGTTCGATCTCTGCGCGGCGAGCTTCGGTGCCCCGCACATCAGGCAACGTATCTGGTTCGTGGCCGACACCGACGACACGGGATCACAAGGGCGGGTATCAGGGCGGACGGATCAGGAACGGGAAGTTCAGCACGGACACCTTGGACGTAACGGCTCAACTAACGGTGGGCTGGGTGACACCGACATCAATGACGGGCGGGACAAACGTGGCTCCCTCACATCTGTCGGGGAAGCACGGGTGGAACACGGGAGCGCAAGCTCAACTAACGGGCTGGCCGACACCCAACGCGACCAACAACGGGCGGGGCGAGGAGCCAGACGCGAAGATCAAGCGCGGGATGAACGCGGGTTTGAACCCAGCGGACGCGGCACGGTTGACGGGCTGGCCGACACCGACAGCCACAGAGCGCAACGCAAACCCAGAGACATTGGAGAAGCGCCGACAGTTTCGCAAGACCAACGCCAACCAGAAGACGGTCCCGATGTATCTCAACGAGGCGGCGAAGATCAGCACGGACGCGGAGTTATCGCAAGCGATGGGGTACACGGTTCCGAAGACGGGGCCAGCAAGACTAACGGTCACTGGGGAGATGCGGATTGGCTCTTCTGCCGAGATGGCAAGTGGAGGCCAGTTGAACCCGACACATGCCCGTTGGTTGATGGGGCTACCTCCAGAGTGGGACGATTGCGCGCCTACGGTAACGGCATCGTTCCTCAAGTCGCGCAAGGTTTAATTGAAAGTTACATGGAAACAAGGAAGGAAACATAATGCCTAATCATTGCGATCAATCAGTCTACATCCACGGTCCACGGGACTTGGTT